CACCTCTGCGGAAGAGTGACATATCAATTCCTCTCGTATGCCATCACCCGCGCTCACGGCGACAGTATGCAGCGGAGATTTGAGGGCTGCAATGCAAGCCTGGCGAGTGGTTAGGTAGGGGGATTTGGGTTTTGATGGGTCTTTGCGGGTGGCCTGTAGTCGCCCTGACTTTATCCAGTTTGTGGCCGTGGGTCTGGATATGCCGAGCATGGCGCAGGCCTCATCGAGAGTGAGGCTGTATTGTTCCATCATGCACCTTCCTTTATCTCTTCTGATAGAGATTCAATTGCGCTGACAGGAACGAAGTATCCCTTCCCGGACAAATAGATAAGTCTATCAATCATTTCATCGGGAGTTTTATCAATGAACATATCCCCATCATGATCCAGACCGATAGGCTCGCGCTCTGCTGATTCTATGAACTCGTTTTGCTTACGAACTGCTTCAAAGAAATCAGCAGGAGGCACATCAAAGAAGAATGGAAGTGCTGGAACGTCACCGATAATTCTTGATGAAGCCACATGAGTTATATAACCCTGAGCAGATTCATAACAGTAGACATCGCTGCGCCAGTTGTCTGAACTAAATCGGCAATAGCTCATATCATTATCTCCAGGCGTAAAAAAGCCGCCATCAGGCGGCCTTGAGTAGTTCTTGCATGAGCGCATAAGTTTCTGGCGCGCGTCCGTCTGGTCGCTTTAACTCCTCCTTTAGCAGCCCTGTCAGCCGATCCCATTCGCGCAGAATTGGAGAAAAACTCTTAACCTTCTTCGCTATTGCGGAAAAGCTATCTTTAATCTCAGGGATATCCTCAACCAGAAGCATGCATCTGTGCAGGTCTGCCGGGTCGGATGGAGCATCGAAACGACCATGATAAAAGTTCTTTTCTAGGCCAAGTGCAATTGATGCCATCGTCGCACTGCTTATTCCAACGCGACCCTTTGCCTGCCACTCCAGAACCTTCATTGCCAAATCAGACATAAATTTCTCCAATAAAAAACCCGCGCTCGGCGGGTCACTGTGTTAACTCAAAATTGTCATCCCACGGCGGGAATGTGCTCATCCGCCTGTGCGACATGATGTATTCCGACGCTACGGCCATTGACGTAGGCCTCTCGAACTCCAGCATAAACACATCATCGTACGCTTTCCCTAGCCACCACCCGCCGCCGTACTCCTTTGCGCGTTGAATGAGCACCCACCGACCGGGCGTGATGCGGTGATGTATCTCGCCTCTGTAAATAATCAGATAGTCCGAGTCTTTGCTCATGACTCACCCCAAAATAACTGTATTTATATACAGTAAATTGAGGTGGTCGGGCTGTCAATTCGTGGCGCAACAAGGTGAGAGTTTAGTCGTCAGTCGTCATCAATAGGTCCGCGGTTCCCTCTGAACCATACATCATTAGCTGCACGCGTCTTACGTGCCCATCCGAAGAAGATAATCACAGGGATTGTGAACCACAGGGCATAATCAGGAGCCCTTTGTTCGGCGATTATCCCCAGAATGAATGGAAGTACAGAGGAGGCTGCCTTCCTTCCGTACCATGCATATTTATTTATCCAATCCATCACCCCTCCTTGCCCGGTGCTTCCGGTAGCGGCATCCAGTGTGTAGGCTCATGCCTTAATGAATATCCATCAAAGAAGTAGTGATAATGCCCATCCCCTTCGTCGCCTATACAGCCATCTTCGATATGCCCGCCGTAATCTGGGAAGTATAGAAGTACGCGGGTAACGGAGAATGAAATCCGTGCTGTCGGTGAGCTTGAGCCAATCAGTGAACCAGAAGAGCCTGCCGGAGCCGCAACGACAGACCCGCTGACAGGTGAACCAATTGAACAACCGACAACGACCGGGCAGCCCGATAATTCCGCGCAATAAAGCCGACCCAACGCAGTCCTACCGAACGGTTAACCGAATGTTCCGGGATATCGAGAATCGCTATTACCAGATAAAGAAGGCACTGAAGCAGTTGCTCGATGGGTATCTGGTCGGCAGGGAGCGGAGTGGCAATTCGCTGTACGGGTACATTCTGGCGAGAGAAGGCAGTAAGCCAGACACACTCTACCAGGTGAATGCGGGCACCTTCATCTATGACATGTCGCCACAGCAACTGTCTGACCTTTTACTGCGCATAGAAACGATTCTGGACGACTATCTCCTGGAGGGTGGGAATAACAACCTTTGGGCGCTTCAGTACGTTTCTGATGAGTATCAGCGCGGCACGTTGCAGGCGTTCACCAATCTGTCAGCACAATCGGCTATCTATGAGCAGTCAACGACGCTTCAGCAGTTGCTAAGCAGCCCGGCGTATCAAAACCAGGTTGCAGCGGCCTATATCTCCACTTACAGCGAATGGCGGGGAATAACTGATGCTGCCCGTGCTGACCTGTCGAACATCGTCGCTGATGCGATAGGCCGTGGCGTTAACCCACGAGAGACGGCAAGCCTGATTAGCAAGCGCCTGGATGTATCTATGAGTCGGGCCAAAACGATAGCTCAGACGGAGCAGGTTGGCGCTTTACGGCAGGCTCAGTGGTCAGAAGCAGAATGGTCGAAAGAAAGGCTGGGGCTTAACGCTGCGCTGCTGTGGATATCAGCCCTGAAGTCGACGACACGCCCTTGGCACGCTGCTCGACACGGGAAGACCTTCACAACGGAAGAAGTGGAGGCTTTCTATGCTCAGAATGGAAACCGGTACAACTGCTATTGCAGCCAGATCCCCGTGTTACTTAATGATGACGGAGCCCTATTTAACGAAGGTCTGGCCGAAAAGTTATCTAAAGAGCGCCAAAAATGGAGTGGGATACCATGAGCCCTATGAACAGGGGAAAGCTTTCATTAAATAACCAAGCACCAATCTAGCTCCAGGGTCTGCCCGATCCTGAGGATTATTCTTCAGCCCCTGACCAACAATATCTGATATTTGACCTCTTGTTACGGTTCCCTTAGGGCATATAGAAGTGTCTCTCATTGTGTCCCATACGCCAGCGACATAACCCAAATATTCATTAGCTAATTCATAATCGGCGCTTGAGGCGGATCCGTTATCGGTACGGGTATACGCCTGATATTTCGTATAGAGATCATTCCCCGTCAAAAAACCGGCATTACATACGCTGCTAACGGAGAGCAGAGCAGCAAATATCACTTTTTTCATTTTTATATCCCAGAAAGGTAAAACATGAGACTCAACAGTATTCATGTAAAAAGCCTCGCCATCAACTCTTCAAACATCTCAACTGAAACCATCGACGGTGACGAGCATATCGTCATTCGTGGCGTCGTGCCTGTCGTGGATGACGTTGTCATGAATGGCGGGTTGTATCCGGCTGAGGAGATTAACAAGAGCTTTAAAACGCTCGAAGGCAACCCGATGCCTTTCGGGCATCCGAAGATTGGCAACGAGCACGTCAGCGCCACTAACCCGCGAGCGGTTAATCAGTTCCACGTCGGCGCATGGGCTGAAAACGTCCGCAAAGACGGCGACCGTGTCGTCATGGACATGAAGGTCAACAAGCGTATCGCTCAGTCCAGCGAGAAGGGTAAGCGCCTCATCGAGCGTCTTGATGAGCTTCAGGCCAACTCAAACGCTGAGCCGATTCACGTATCTACCGGGCTCCTGCTGCGCCGCGAGCAGAACAGCGGCAAATCGAAGGGTAAGAGCTACTCATGGGTCGCTCGCAATATGCAGTTCGACCACGTAGCCATTCTTCTCGATGAGCCTGGAGCCGCAACCCCTGAAGAAGGTGTCGGCATCTTCGTTAACGCAGACAACTCCCAACAGGAAGTAAGCGTAGAAAACGCAGACCTCGCGCAGGCATCGAACTGCACCAGGGAAGGACTGCTTAACAAGACCAAATTCTTCTTTACCAACGCATCAAATTTCTCATTCGACGATATCCAGCGGGCTATTAGCGACAAGCTCCGTGAGGGTCGTGACAACGATGATTGGGTATGGCCGGAAAGCGTATGGCCGGACTCCTTCGTTTATCGGGATGCAGATAAATATTTCAAACAGAAGTACCTCATCGACGATGACGGCAAGGCTCAATTCGTCGGCGAACCTGTAGAAGTCGTGCGCAAACCACCTGAGTACGAAATTAAAACCAACGGAGAAAGAGATCCGATGAAAGACATGATTATCAATGCGCTGAAAGCCGCTGGTAAGCCGACAGAAGGCAAATCAGAAGCTGAGCTGCTGGATGCGTTCAACCAGATGGCTGTTGAGAAAGCAGCTTCTAAAGGTGAGACGCCGGAAGAAAAGGCTGCTCGCGAGAAGAAAGAGGCCGAAGAAAAGGCCGCCAAAGACAAAGCCACCAATAGCGAAGAAGCACCGGCATGGTTTAAGCCCTTTGCCGACAAGCTGAGCTCTATCGAATCCGGCCTGACCGCTAACGCCGACCAGGAAAAAGCGACCAAGCGCGAAGCGGTTAAAGCCAAGTTCAAGCTCGACGACATGGCAGTTACCGCCTCCACCCCGTGGCGTTACAAAGGACGTGCGCAGGGGGAAGGGCTTGGCGTGTTTGAGCAAGGTGCCGCGGTTCGCAGCGCCTTATTCCAGGGGGAAGACGGCAGAAAAGTCGCGCTCGATCTCTCGGTGGCGGTGGTTTACATGGACCCGACCATTACCCGGCTACAGATGCAGTTTGACGACGCGATTGCTGACTATTCTCACGGTCCGGTGAGGCCGCTGTTTTTCCACTGGCCGGGCGGGCATTCGGCAAACGAGATCCGACTCTCCGCACGTCCCGCGCAGAGAGAATCCACCTCTGAACTGGTGGTGGAAGGTTCCTGGTCGCTGCTGCACTGGGTGGATAACGCGAGCGACGTGCGCCAGACGGCCGACGGAAAAACGATCGTGACGTACTTTTTTAATAAACGCCGCGTCGATTTTGAAGTGACAGGGTTGAACTGGTCCGGGCGATTTATCCCCGATTTGCTGAAAGACTTTGCCTGCCCGGCGGCGGCATAACGGGGGATAAGTATGTTCGCAAGGACGATAGTTCCCGTTCATATCGGATGTGGACAGAAAGCATATAAAAGTGTTTACAGCCGGGCGCAACGCGCGCTGGTTTTACGGCTGAAAACCGAGGTGGTGCCGGTGCTGACGCCGCTCGCTGGCACGCCGGCGATCAATGACTATCCGTGGTGTTTCGCGCTGGTTTTCAGAGGCCATTACTACCTGGGCGCGTTTCTTAACGGCCCCGATAACACGTGCGTTGCGCTTGTTTCCCGGCTCCGTCGGCCACGTGTGTTACACCATGCGGCGCAAAAGCAAAGCCTCGCGTTCTGGCAGGCGCGGATCCTGTGCCTGCGGGCGGATGAGCGCCCGCGCGCCGGTGAGAGTGCAGCGGTTCGGCAGTGGGTTAAAGCGTTACGGTTATCGCTCGCGCCCGGATGGGTGCGCTGGTGGGTCAATAAAGCCTGGCGATTCGGGGCGCGTTCTTCAGCGCTGCTCGCTCCGCTCTGCGCGGCGGATTATCGCCTTGAGGATGATGCAGGTGTGGATGTCATGCCGTGGCGGGCATGGCCTGCCTGTATCGCTGAGGAAAATATGGTCTGGATCTGGAGGCAAAGCCGACACGGTAAATATATCGACGCGCAGCGGATAGCTATTACACAAACAGGGAGGCAACGGTGA